CTTTTTTGTTTTTTATCATTTGTTCGACTTTCTCAACACATGCTTCATAGTTATTAGCATTTATTTCCATGTTTGCAACCTTAGCCTTTAACTCATTAACAAGTTCTTTACTAATAGACTTAGCTAATTCATACAACTTCGCCTCCTCATCAGGCGTTAATGCATCAGGTTCAGGTAAATCTTCACCCGCAAAGATGTATAAACCTAATCCATGTAATGCAATAGTTTTAGCTAATGCTCTTTGTATGCTTGTATTAATATGAAAAGCATTTGGTTCAGCAATTGGTTGGTTTCTATTATCAAGTACGGGATGAATTTGTGATAGTGATACACCATCAGCTTCTACCCATACATCAACAAAAAAACCACATTGTGTGACAAAGAATGGAGAACCATCCTCTGCCTTTGTAACTCCGTATCTAGCATCTGGACATTGTTTTTTTAGCAATGCCCATGCATCTGCCCAAGACAAATAAGTAAACTTTCCCTTTTTCTTCTGATATTTACTTACGTCTGTTTTATAGAGCTTCATGAATGTGTTTTGTGTTGTTTTACTCATATTCACTCCTTTGTTTGTTTGTTTTCACTCATTAATTTAGCAATTTTACTTAAATGTTCAGCAATCCTGCATAAACCATCTGCAATATTTACTTCATTGAGAAATTCGTCAGTATATTCAGTTGACCATAAGCTACTTGAAAATCTTCTCATTATAGCCTCTTTTTTCTCTTTTTCCCATTGTTTTTCAGTTTCTTTACTCATATTTATCTCCCTATCTTAGTGGATTGCAATGGTCTAGAAACTGACAATAATTACACTGCCAATCTTGTACAGGTGATACACCTTTTCTAAACGGTGGCAATCCATGTTTATGTTCATCCTTGGTATTTCTCCAGAACAAGTAGGCTCTTGAAACGTATGTTAAAGGCACCGACACTGCCCTCATCATGGAAGTATCCTTATTGTAATAATACAAAAACATTCCATCAAGCCTACCGAACTGTTGCTTCACTGCATACCCGTATGTACCAAGTTGCAATTCATAGTGAATAGATGGATTAAAAGCAGGTTTTCTACCAAACTTTAATTTCCATGAATATCCACCACAAGTTTTTAAATCATACAGGTAAACCTCTTCTCCTTCTACTACAATATCATAAAATCCTCTAACGTTGAGTTCTTCTACCTTTACCTCTCCCTCAGTGTGAAATTTTATTTCTTTTTCTTTATTTTCTTTTTCTTTATCACTAGAGATATCTCTATTATTATCTCTATTATTATCTCTATTATAGTAGTGAAGGGCTTTTTCAAAATCATCATGCACCACATTACCCAATCTTAGCAATCTTTTAGTTTTTGCATCAATTGGGTTCGTTGGTTCTACTTGTTCCACTGACTCAAAGTACAACTTTCTTGAACAACTACCAGCTCCGCTTGCATGATACCAGCTTTCATTGCCAGAATATCGATTTAAGCGGTTTTCTTCCTGTTTTTTGTCCAGATAATCGCTGTATATACCTTCTATATCAATTGGGCTATTACTTCGCATTATTAGCCCTTTTTACGCATTCTTCAATTAAATGCTTCAAACAGTCATTAACCGTATCAAAGCCTAAAAGGTAGGATGTTCCTTTGAATTTATTCCATTCCTTCTTGTCTACTTTTAGTGGGTAAGTTATTACTTTACTATCTTCCATATACTTTCCTTTCCTATATACATATCCTAGTATATATATTATTATTTGTTATCATTTATTCCTAATATTATTTTCATTTATTTTCATTCTCAATAGTGTCTCAATCAGTGTAAACATCTATTTCTATCTCTTCAAGAAACTTGTCAATCTTTGGCTGCAAGGTTCTTAAATCTTCATTGGTTATTATCTTTGCTAATCTTCTGAGACTTACTTGTGTTTCTTTAATTAATGTTATTGCTTCTTGTATGTCTTTTATATGTATTGCCATTATTCCCTTCCTTTTTATTGTATTTGATTTTCGTAAATTTTTTCTAAAAAATCATCTAAATATGAATCTATCTCTTTGTTGTTAATAACAATGTTACTTAATCCTCGATGATAATCTTCAAATTTCACTTCATCTGCTATGCAACTTAATTGCTCAAAATACCAGTCTCGGTTACATAATGGTTTTTTTGCATCGTAGTTTTCTTGTCCTTCACAATTATGTTCAGGTATAGGAATATAATCTAAAACAATTTCGTCTATTTCAAATGCTCCCATAATATTACATAAATAACTTTCATCAAAAATTCTTTTATCATTTAATCGATTAAAAAGAGCTATTTGTATAACTTGAACTTTAAATAATTTTCTTGCACATTCTTTCTCCATTTTATCTCCTTGTTTTATAGAGAGCCATCAGCTCTACCTGTTTTGTGTGACATATTCCCTTGTGTGACCAGTCACTGACTCTCTATGTTATTGTTATCTACTTGCTACGGGTTCATCACAGCTTTTGATAAAAGTTGTTGAATCTCCCAATCCATCTCCATCTCTATCTGCAAACCATTTAGTTGCTCCATTACCATCACACACTCCGCATGAGTCATGATAATTTGATTTGCAATAGTCATCATAATCATCTGAATTTAATACCCAACCATTAGCACTTGCTGTTTCTTCTTCTTTATAATCGGTCGTATATGTATTACCATTCCATTCAAACACATGACCACCGCCATATAAAGCTCTTTGTTCAGCAAATACTTGAGAAAAATAAATATCTTCATATTCAGTAGATACTTGCTTCTCTTCTTCCTGATATTCTTCAGCCAAATTATTGACTATACTATTCATGTTCTCGTAATCAGTCTTGACATTGTTGATTTTTGCTGTGTTCCATACACACCATATTGTCAACATAGCCATAACAGACCACATTGCCTGTTTATTGGACATCTTCCTGTCCTCCAGTGGTATCTTTCACCATCACTTCTTTGATGACCTCTACCTCTTTTATTACTTCAACAGGAACCTCTACTTCTTTAATGACTTCCTTAACAATTACTTCAGGTTCTGCATTTTCAAGTGCATATAACCTATCTGTCATGTAAGCCGTTTCTCTTACCATTATTTCCTGTTGTGCTTCAACATATGATAATGCTGTAACCAAGTTGTTCTTACCAACTGAGTTCCATGTACACCATATTGTTAATGCAATTACTACATACCATACTGCGTTTGTCTTTTTCATTTTACTCTCCTTTTGTTATTATTGATTTTAATATTGTAAATACTACGTATAGAACAAATATAACACCTAAAATACCTTCTACCATTGTTCGCCTCCATAGTATTCTCTTTCTGTTTTTCCAAAATACTCCCATACTGGTATTCCTTCATCTATTACTGCTTCCATATCCTCTACTCGTGGTAAATTCCATTCATCATATTCCAGATTATATCCACCATTTTCAAGAAATTCCATTGCTTTGTCTTTCATTCCCATTATCCCTCCTCCTTTTCTTCAAAGCAAAATGTACATAACTGCCAAAACCAACTACCTACCATATCGCCACAAAGCTCTCTACCACAACCTTCTTCTTCACAATAATATTTACCATCATTATCTAGCATCATCTTCCTCCTTTGGTTTTAATCTGTCCATAAGATAGCAAATATCTTCCCATCTTGCTGTATCTTCTGGTTCATCTAAACAATGTGGAGATGGTTTATCTGACTCTGGATTTAAACATTGCAACAGATAGAATAAATCTTCCCAGTCTCTCATTTCGCTTTGTTGATACATTATTCCTCCTCCGTGTCTTTTGTAAATTTAACATTAATAAGTTCTTCGCAATTAGTGTTTTGTGTAACAAAAGCCCAGTCAACATGCGTTGTTGTTCCATCAACAATTTCTTTAAATATTTCTAAATCATGTTCTGTAATGGGTATTATGATTCTTTTGCTTGTTTGTTTTTCTTCTTCCATGAGTTCTTTCTCCCTTTTCTCTGTTTCGTTTCCTATTGTCAGCATATCATTGACAATGTTATTTATGTCTTTGTAATATTCCATTACGACCTCCTTGCTTCAGCTTCGTTTATTTTATCCAATATCATCTGCTCAAATTTCTCTATGCACATATCCTTTATGCTATCGTTTATGTTTCTTGGATTTAAACCGCAACATATGCACATGTAGTCAATCTCATCTTTTGTGTAATAATCTTCCATTTTCATTTTTTCTTCTCCTCTTCTAAATATCTTACTAATGAATCGAGCATAATATCTTTTTGACAACAATCATCATTCTGTTCTTTTATAAACCATTCTATAAAACCTTCTATAATTTTATAATCTTTCATCTTTTCTTCTCCTCTTTCCTTAATTTCTTTATCAGTTTATACGTTGAATATTTCTTGCCTTCTACTTTATCTAGCCAATCAAATAATGCTTTATTCATTTTCTTCTCCTTTTGTTATATTTCTTGCTAATCTTATTCTGTTCCCTGAATCTAGCCCACCTAACCACATTATAAAATGGGTCTGCATTTGTCTGAATTTACCTCTTAAATAATCTCCATTACTTGCAACTTCAAATGCTGTACCCGTAACTCCATATGCGTCTTCTGCAAATTTCTCCAAATCACTATCAACTGCCCACCTTACTAATCTATCTATGTCTACTTTATACATTTCTTAGCCCTCCTTTATTATTTGATTTAATGTATTTAATTGGTCTAAAATACTTTGTGTATTACCCTTGATACCAAAATAATTTTTTACGCTCTTTAATGTCCATTTTTGCGTAGGTTTTATGCCTTTGCTAAATAACTTAACTTGACCTCTTGCAATCATTAAATTATATAGCCCTTTGTTTGTACCCATGAAATTAGTATCTAAACTATTTTTTTCTATGTCTTTTAAAAATTGACAATCTTCATTCATTGTTACTTGTACCATTTTATTCTCCTTGTTTTGTATTAATGTAATCGTATAATTCTTCTGTAAGTAATTCGTATATATTTGCTTGTATTATTTGTATGCAATCGGCGTCTTCTGAGCATAAATCATTTTTATAAATTAAGTCAAAATTGTTACTTGCATATTGTAGTAAATCGTATGTGTAAACTGGTATGTTGTTGTCGGCTACCTCTGAAATTAAATCGTCTTCGTCATATCTCTCTTCTTCTTTCTCGCACCACTCTATTCTGTCTTGAAGGTCTTCTATTGCTCCCTCTATTAAGTCCTCTTTATAATACGTTTTTTTCTCTTCCATTTTTCTATCTCCGTTTCTATTGTGCCGTTGTTGGCTAATCAAATATAATACATATTAAATAATATAAACAATATAAAATAATATAAAATATATAAAAATATATTGGAACTTATATTAAATTATAGCGTGTAAGTTATGTTAATTAAATAAATTGGAGGTTGTAAAATGTCAACAACATTTGCAATAATAAAAGATAATAAAAAAGTTAAAATAGCTCATAGATATGGTTTAGGCGGTGGACGGGTTGGAATTAAATGGCTTGATATAAAACTAACTGACGCATTACGAGTATTTAAAGGCGTTACAAGTTTATATGATATAAGGGTGACGGCTCTAGATAATACACAGCAAGGCGTCAAAACTATAAGAGATTTAATTAAATTAGATTATGAAGGAGGATTATAAAATGGTACCTAAAAAAATAACAACGCGTAATTATATCGATAGATACAGCAGGGAAAAAGTAAACGAATTAAATGATAGAATTGATGAGCTAGAAGCAAAAAACTATCAATTAAAAGCTGATATTGACAGAATA